TTTATCCCATACGATCCACCCTTGCGATGTTTCCAATAGATCAGCAAAGTAATTACCGCCCCATATTATTTGATTTTTGCTTACCCTTATAAGTTCTTTAAAGTATTCCGGCGAAGGCCTTTCCTGTGACCATAAGGCTAAATGATACTTATGTCTTCTTGCTACACCGCCCTTTACACTATTGTTCATGTACCCCCCCCCTACCGACTTTTGAGCCGTAGGGGGGATCTACTATAGCAAGGTCAAAATATTTATCAGGAAATTCCTTCATGCCTTTATTACAGTCCATGTTGTAAAATCCGAAGTCTAACAATTTCCCTCACTTTCTATCAGATACTGCCTGATAAACCTGTTTGCATACTGCGGATGGATCTCAGACCTCAAAGTCTGTCTTGATTTTCCGTCTCTGCAGGTCATTCTGTCGTGATTTCTTACAGGCACCCAATCTATAGCTTCCCAAACAAGGTTTTCATACGGTTCAAAGCCTATAAACCAATACTGAGTCGGTTTTTCCATGTAATCACCATTAAGTCTTCTGTTTTTGTCTATGATCCTGGGTTTAATACACCAAAACTGAGTTAAGTAATGTGGCTGATTAAAGGGATTTTCGATCATCATCCGTAGTCCTCGCCGCATTACTATCAGGGTTAATTTACAGATGAGTTCGTAATTTCTGTGCAACTCTTCGTGCATATCCATAGCGCAACTCAGTTTCTTCTCATCGCTCCATGATTTCTGCTGTGTAGCTTCGCCCCTGAACCATAGCGGAACCTTACACTCAAACCTTGTACATGGAAAGAAAGCTAGTATTAAATCTTCAGGTAAAATACTGTCGAATATGCTTTGCCCCCCCCTATAAGCATTTTCGATCTCTTTAAACAGGTCTATCTGATAATCGGTTTCACCGTATTCGTTTAGTATGTCGTAGTCGTAAGCTTCGATTCCGAGCTTCTTAAACTCATTTTTAAAGGTGCCTGACTGTTCAAATAAGCAATGTGCGATCAAACACATCCCTCCCTTACATACCGTCTTTTGTTTTTGCGCTTGTCTTCGTCTTCCACCTGGCGCCTTAAGGTCTTTATCACGTCATCACCGTCTATGGGTAAGGCTTTTATGATGGAGTCACCCTTGAAGAAGTTTCGCTCCATTCTTTCAGCATCAAGCTTATTTTTCTCTTTCTCGGAGTCTGTCTTGCCTTTCTTTGCCTGTTTCAGATACCACTTGTATTCACTTCCGGCGTCTTCCAATACAGCTTCCGCAAGCTTTAAAGCACCGCCCACGTCCATCGTCTCGGGGTTCCTCGGGTGTTCGGCAAATTCCTTTGTTATATCAGACCATTCCCCGTTTTCCCATGCGTCAACAGCTCTAAGCCACGTCATCTTGACAGGTGTTATCGCCCAACATTCAGGGCATTTAACTACTAAGCCATCGCCCTCGTGCCACTCCTGTGTTGGTGATCCGTACTTATACGGCTGAAGCTGTGGTCTCTTCCAACCGCAAAACGGACAGGGCTTAGTAAATAACTTGCATTTCATAACCATGTTGTTGTGATTTGTACTCATTCCATTAACTCCCTCGCTAAATCGTCATAGTTAGTTCCTGATTTTGTAGTGGTCTTACACTTGTCTTTGTAATTACCGTCCAAAATCTTTGCTAAATTGTCCTGTTTTATAAACCATTCAAAGGTAAACCACGTCTTCGACTGTAAAAATTTGGATTCTTTAGACATCTTGATCGCCTTTTTTACATCTTCAGCGGTAAATACCTTAAGTAGCATTAGTAACGCTTCAAATCTTGTGGGTGATAGTTGAGACAGGGGTGAGTATGTATCTCCCCAGCATTTAAGGATTTGTAAGACAGCATCATCAGCGTCTTCTTTTATATCTTCTACTGTATGTAGTGATGAGGTATATATATTCTTATCTATACTATTCTTACCTATACTATCCTGTGGCAGACAAGTGGCAACCACTTGGCAACCATCCGGCAACCATGTATTTTTGTCCTGTGTTATCATGGTGTAAGAACCGTTGTCTTTTAACTGCAGCTTTGCCAATTCTTCCTTAAAGGCCGTAGGTGTATACCTGTCTTTCCTTAAAGCGTTAGCCATACGCCAATGCTTAATAACGATCACCCCGTTTTCAAACTGATAAATGTATCTTTTTTCCAAAAGGGCCTGTAAATCCTGAGTGCTTGCATGAGCCTTAAACATACAAACAGATATTTGATTACAAAACCCGTCATCATCGGAAGACATTGATAAATGCAGATATAATGCCTGTGCAGAAGCGGATAGACTCATGAAATTATCATCATCGGTCACTTTTTTAGTGAACATTCTGCGTTCTGCCATAATTCTCCTTTCTTCCCCTGTCCGAAGACAGGGGATATATAAATGGCTTACAATTTTCGTGATATATTTGATATGCGGTGTAAGGCAAACTATAGTTTCTTTTGAGGTCTCAGAGGGTGTTATCAACCCGAGTAATATTATTTTTAAATTCGCCACAAAACATCGTTCACAGTTTCTTTTACTGAGACCTCGGGTGTCACAACCCTATTTCATAGCCTTGTTGTAGGCTTTGAATAACTTAATCCATTCAATAAGTGGCATGGTTACGAGCCATTCCTTACGGTTCTTCTTGTGAAATACACAGGGTAATTCATCTTTCCTTGCGTCACGCTTTGCCTGTTCTATAGCGTCATAGATGTTTAGTCGCTCAACAGCCTTGCATTCGCAATGTATGTGAGGAATACCTACTATGTCCTGATCTCCGTTAATTCCACAGAATTGTTGACCTCTTCTTGTGACTATTCCCTCTTCTTCTAACAAGGCATTTAGGAAATGTGACAAAAGCCTTTCGGCCCTGGCGCCTTTTGCTCTGCTGTTAATCATCCCTCAGCCTCCTTAATCAAGCGGTAAAGGACTACACGACACATTTCCCCGTGTCTGTTTTGAACCTCTACGGGATCACTGAATATAACATGACCTTCGGTTCGTAAATCCTTTATCCTTGCTGATAATCTCGATATTCCTAAATCCCTGAAAGCGTCTAATGTTGTGATTCCCTGATGCTTTTTCATGTACTCTAAAACCTGTTCGCATTGTGATTTCTTCATGATCTACCCCCTATAAGTAAGATTTTCCAAACTCTTTAATGAATAATTCTCTGTCTCCGTAATGCTCTTCAAAATACCTTTGAGCGTGCTGTTTAAGCGCTAAGTCATATCCTTTGTTAGGATTCATGTGTACGCCTGTCTTGCCCCGATGATGCTCAGGACAGAGCCATATCACTAACCCGTACTTGTCACACTTCTTGCGACGCCCACTATTCGGGAAAATATGATGCAATTCGACGACGGGAGAGCCACATACATCGCATCTTTTGTCTTCAGTCACTACCAATTTCTACTTTCCACCTTTCTTTCATCGCCTTTATCTGCTCCGGCGTCATTGTCTCTATGCCTAATTCCTTTGCTTCTGAAACGGTTCCATCTAACAGTTTTGAAAATTCCTCTGTATTCAGCGTGTGACTCGGTTTCATAACAAAGTAGGTCTGCCAATACATCTTCCCCAGCTTCTGTCTCTGTCCTTCGATAGGCCGAAGATGAATGTCATCACGTTTGAGATAGTCCACGTCATCACGGAGAATAACCATCTTCATGTCTTCATCCACAAATCCGTAGTCACGTAGCATCATGTTTTTTACTTCCGTCTGTGTAATTCCCAGCTTGTTAGCTATCTTTCCGCAGAGAAGATGGAAATATGAATTAGCGTTTAACGATCTGTTCTCTCTGTGCTTTTTGATTTCAATGTCTGCGTCTATACCCCTCACGCTTTCGATTTCGGGCATTACAGCCTTTGTAGTTTGTATTTGGATAAATACTTGGTCGAGCGTGATATCAGGGTAAACAGAGACGATTTGACCCCTTAATTGCATACATACTCCTTGTAGTTGTCCATGCAGTCGGTGCAGTAGTTTTTACCGTCTACTTTGTAATAAAATTCGTTAGTGATGATCTCACCGCATTCGTTGCAGATAGGATTATTTTTGATTTGGTCATAGAGCCTGTCTTCGTTAGCTCTGTAAAAGTCGTAAGCATCAATTATCCTGTGCCCCATCGTCGTTCCACCTTTCGTAATTTTCTTTAAGCCACTCGTAGGGAATGTCTGATATCGGTATCTCCTTAAAATGCCGGAAGTTTTTTCCACCGTAAGCCCTCACATGGACTATATATAACGCCTGTATTTCATCACCATAAGTGTCCTCATAACCTTTTTTGTAGAGATTAAGCTGATATGCCACATATTCTTTTTCAAAAGAAGCAGTTGTTTTTATATCAGCTAAGGCCAGGCGACCCTCTTTATCTCTGAGAACAAGGTCGATTCTACCTGCCACCGAAGGTTCTTTAATAACACATGGTATTTCGTTCTTTAAAACCTCAAACCCATACCGTTTTTTCAAGACCTGAAAGTGTCTCAGTTCAGCTAAATCACTCGGCATTTCCGTCTTACACCAATTCTCTATGGCTGAATGAACCGCTGTTCCATGATCCGCAGATGCCTTTAAAATCTCAGGCTTGACAGTTGCATACATACCCCCGAATTTCAGTCGCATAACTTCTGTTACTGAAGGTACTATTATTCCCTCATAGAGGTATGTATGCGTGTCATTGTCAAATTCAAGCGTGCCGTTAGGCAATGTCCAACTATCCAACCTTAACCACCAAACTTTCTTTTACAGGCGTCACCTTGCAGTATTCGTCATAGATTTCCGGCTGTTCTTCCTTAAGCCTTGCGGTGTCCACGCCTTCCCTGTCGTAAGCGTCCTTGATTCTGATTTTTACAGACGGAGTTGAAATCATGACGATCCCTATATCCATCATGTTCTGTAAAACCTTCTCTCTTAAGGCCTTCTTAGCCGTTTCAAGCTGTTTAAAAGCTGTTTCCACTCTTTCGATTACCTCTTTGCCTGTTTCTGTTAATCCCGTGTCAGGATCGAAAAGTTCAGCGTCTAAGTCTTTCGTAATTTCTGCTAAGTAATCCATGCTCTATTCTCCCTTCTTGTTCTTAATTGCCTGTGATGCCTGTGAAAGTGTCAGGTCTTCCAGCTTGTCTACCTTGTAGTAGCTCATAAGCTTCGATAAATTCTCTTCGTCGTAAAGCTGCGCTATCAGTTCCACCTGTTTAGCCGATGCCTTTTTTACAGGTTCCTTTGCAACTTCTTGTCCGAGTGTGTAGCAGACCTTGTTGGTCTTGCAGTTTACGATCTGTAAGGCGTTTATATTGCCCTCGTCGTCATATCCGATACTCTTTACCCTGAATGTGTCATAGGTTGTCTTCTTTCCGTTCTTATCGCTGATATTGACGTTTTCTGACCCTATCCATATAAACGGTGCCGTGTATAACTCTCTGCCGATACCGAGATTAAAACAGGCTCTTTTGAAAGCGTCCGATGCCCGTCCTTTTTCCTTTTCGGTGTAGGATTCAGTACCTACGTCCTGTTTAGAAACCCACTCTTTTGTCTCGGGATTCTGAACCGATACGGTACAAAAAAGCTGTCCGTCTATAAGATCATGCTTTCTCTGCCAGCCGAAGATCCCGAAGGTTTCATCAAGTAAATTCTGATCGACCCTGGCATCCTTATAGAGAAGCAATGAGCAACCTTTTTCCGATACCGTCGATACCCTTGCATCTATCTCTGATGCCTTTAACTTCCTGAACTGCATTCCTTTTCACCCTTTTTAACCTTCCCAAAATAGTTGTCATCAAATCTGCTCTCGATCCATTCACCGTCTGCGTCGATAAAGCCTTCATGCCTCAACACGACCTCGTATTCCCTGTTTCGCTTGAAATAAAGCATTGAGGTTTCTTCTTCTTCCTCGACCCTCTTTTTTAGGCGGTCAATGGTCTTGTAAAGCTCTGCACATTTATCGTTCAGCTCTTCCGCTTTGTCTTGCAGCTCTACTATTCTTCTGAGGTAGAATATCTCAGTATCTTTATCCATTCCCCTGTCCTTCCTCGTAGACGTAAAATGCTACGTTATCCTCATGCTCATAGCGTGATATATCCGCTATTGTCATTCTGTTATTGAGTGCGTAAACTCCCTCTTTGATGTGATCGCCACCCTTATTGATATGTGAGATACAGGAGAATATCACCGCCCTGACCTCTTTGTTTTCCTTTAAGCATCCGATTACATCGTCCTTTGTAATTTCCTTAAAATCCCTCATTTTCTTACTCCCTTCTTTTTGCTTTTCCGTAGGTCGGTTATGAATGCGTCAAGCGATAGCAAAAACAGCATCACCGCCCAGGTTAGAAAAATAATCAGTACGTCCGTTGTCATAGCTTTTCCCCCTTCATAAATATTTTTTGAGAATTAAAAGACTTGCTCCGAGTAGAACCCCCATAAATACGATTTCCATTACATGAACCCCCTCATTACTTTGATAATCTCTGAGTCGCTTGCTTCTACCGCTGAAAAGATTTCCCTTAAGTCGTCATAGCTGAAGTTGTTTCTTTTGATTCTTAGGCTTAATGCCTGTTGGGTGATTCCCAGCTTCTTCGCTATGTTCGTTTGAGAATATCCGGCTCTTTTTATTTTGCGAGCAACCCAGTCACCGATTCCCATTCCTAAAGTTACTTTTGGCATTACTTGATTCCTTCTGAATAAATCCCTGTTTCCTTTTCTATCTCTATCCCTACATCAATAATTTCATTTAGAACATTGATGCGGTTTGCATAAGCTATAGTTGCAGGAATATCGCCGCTTCTATTTGCTAAATCCATAGCGTCATTCATTTCGTCTAAGATTTGCCCAATAGGTAGTGAAAGAATAATTTCACGAATAGACTGCTTGTTTTTCATTTCTACTCCTTAATCTTTTGGCAAAGCTGGTCTTCCTTTTTTTAATGGGAACTCCCAGTTATCACTTTCGATAGACTTCCTTGCTGTTATATCCTGGATGTTGTAGCCGTCATATACGGTCTTATAAGCTTTCATCCACTTGTATTCAGCGATTCTATGTTTAGTGAGTTTCTTATATCCGTGTTGCTCTGTTTCACCGCCCTGTTCTATTTCCTCTAAGACGTATACAGAAAAATCTTCTTTCTTACCGTTATCATCAAAATCTTTCTGAAATTCCTTACTGTAGTGCCTTCCGTTTCTTAGTCTTGTTACATGATCTTTGTATCTTGAAACAAGGTTCACGGTGCTTCCTATGTACATCTTTTGGGTCGGGTTATATTGCAGGGCATAAATAAAATACTTATCATGCGTCAATGCTCATCACTCTCCCTTCTGCTCACCTTTCGTGAGTATTGCGGATAAAAAAAATCTTCTGTACTGGTTTTTTGTAATAATCCGATATAGCGATCTTTATATTATCCCTCGGCACACGGATATTGTTCTCATAGTTGCCTAAAGCACTTGCCGTTATACCTATGTCCTTTGCCGCTTCAGCTATTGTTTTTCCTTTAGCGGCTCGCAATTCCTTAAGTGTATCACCAATAGTTAAGCCCAATATATAGCACCCCCTTCCTTTATTATTACCCACATCTTGTGAGCACAGTATCACTATACACATTATGTGAGCACTTGTCAACACATTTAGTGAAATTTTTATTGAAAATTTTTGTTTTCCTATTTATAATGGATTTACGCATTGAAAGGGGGCGATTACATGGCAGACTTCGCATCTATGCTAAAGTATTTACGAGAAAGGGAAAAATTATCGCAAAGGGAATTAGCCACTAAACTTGGAATGTCAGCGAGTGCAATAGGAATGTATGAGTCCGGCAAGCGGCATCCAAAATATGAAGATGAAGAAGCGATAGCAGATTTCTTTAATGTGGATCTCAATACTCTCCGTGGGAAAAGAATATATGAAGATACTTTAACCGATGAAGAACGAGCAACCTATAATACGTTGCTTAATGCTTATAAGAATAATGAGATATTAAGAAAATATAGCACCGAGGAAATAATCGAAGCTATTGAATTTCTTGATATGTTTGCTCGTGTTGCTCCTGACATTCAGCAATTTGTAAAGCAGACCGTAAAGTCTGCATTATCTGTTCCCTCACTTCAACAGGAGACTGGAGAAAAGCAAGCATGATTTCTATATTTTCATTCATAGCATCACCTAAATATTCATATAAAGAATAATTGCTAACGGTACTACTACCAAGCTGTAGAATATAGATAGGAAAAAGAATGTAGTTACAAATTTTAATTCGTTTTCGTTCATAGTTTTTTACCCCTTTCTTTTTGATAAATATATGGTAACAGATTAGATGTCCTATAAACAGTTCTACTAATGGGATATGGGTTTCAGTTTTAAGACAGGAGATTTTACATGACGAACACCAAAGATATCATTATTAAGCTAAAAGAAGTCAGAAAAGAAAAGAATTTGTCCTACGGGGATATCCTTGATTTGATGGAGAAAAACAATGATTTCCTGTCAAAATCCACTATTTCAAGGGTGTTCGCTGACGGTTCAGAGGATATGTCCTTCAGATATGAGGAAACAATACGGCCTATCGCCAACGCCTTGTTGGATATTGAGACCATAGAAGACGATGATTCCATAGATACACGGGCCATGAAGTCACTTCTTAAATACAAGGTTCAGCGTATAGAGGAATTGGAAGCAGAAATCGAACACCTTAAGGCGTCATTGGATAAAGAAAAGGTCAAGTATCATGAAAAATTAGATCAGGAACGTGAACGGTCAAGGCAGAGCATAGAGTTTCTTAAAGAACAGATACAATACAAAGACAAGCGTATGGACTTTTTATTAGATGCCGTGAAAGAAAAAGATGCGCTGCACAACAGGATGCTTGAGCAGATTTTGACGTGCCCTTGCAGAGGTAAAGTAAATGAAGGTTGAACAATTACCCTCGGGATCATACCGTGTTCAGAAGATGATAGACGGAAAACGTCACAGCCTGACCTATGACCACGAGCCAAAGCAAAAAGAATTAGAGCGTGATATCGCAAGCCTTAGAAACAGGATTCATGCTGACAAAAGACTGACCTTCCGAAAAGGGGCTGAGTCTTATATCGACATGAAAAGAAATGTCCTGTCGCCCCGTACCGTTAAGGAGTATACAGAAAACATAGGAAGATTTTCAGACCATTTCTTAAATCTCAAAATTGACGACATCACACAGGCCGATATCCAGCTTGAAATAAACGAGCTTGCAAAAGACAAAGCACCCAAGACAGTAAGGAACTACCACGGCTTCATATCGTCCGTAATAAAGACTTTTCGCCCTGACATGGTAATTCGTACCACTCTGCCGCAAAAGGTCAAATATGAGCCTAAAATGCCCTCTCAGAAGGATATTAAAAAGCTTCTTAAAATGGTTAAGGGCACACCGTATGAAATACCTTTCCGTTTAGGCTGTTTGGGTTTAAGGCGCTCAGAGATATGTGCTTTGTCAAAAGATGACCTCAAAGGAAATATCCTTACGGTAAACAAAGCTCTTGTGCTGAACAAAGACAAAAAGTTTATTATCAAAGTCACCAAGACTACGGATAGTGCAAGGGAAATATATGTACCCGATGAATTAGCTAATCTGATACGTCAGACAGGCGACAGGGTTTATCCAGGGCACCCAAGCTGCATACTGTCAAAATTACACAAGTGTCAGGATGCTTTAGGACTTGAACGGTTCAGACTACATGATTTACGGCACTTCTATGCTTCTTATGCTCACAAAAAAGGAATGAGCGATGCCGAAATAATGGAAAGCGGTGGGTGGAAAACCGATACGGTTATGAAGAATGTGTATCGACACGCTATGGAAGAAAGCAAAACAAAAATGCAAAAGAAAATCGCTGACTCTATTTTTTGATGCAATTTCGTGTGCAATTTCGTGTGCAATTTTTTTACAAAACAGGCTTGTAAACCGCATAAAATCGTTGTGGAAAAAAGCATCAAAAAACCCTCAATTTCGGGCTTTAAAGCCTGTGAAATCAAGGGTTTCATGGGTCTGCGGATAACAGGACTTGAACCTGTTGTAAAAGCCCCAAAAGCCGCATAAATACTGTGTTCTATTTTTCGTGTGCAATTTCGTGTGCAAAAAGAGGGGCGCACCTTTCAGCACGCCCACTGTAAAAACCTGTCTAAGACTCTTTATACATCGCCTGTACCATTTTAGCTTCAAGCGCTTTTTCCATCTGCTCTTTATGAAGATAGTCATAGACTGCCATCATGTCTGCCGGAGGCTCGCCTTTCTTAGCTCTGTAATTGCTAATGATCGTCGCCACTGCATTGTGAAGAAGTTTCATGTGATCCATTTCCTGAACGGAAATATTGTAAAGCGTCTGAGACAATTCGGGATAGTCGGTTTTGTATTCCATTGCCAATGTTGCGTAAGTTTTGGCATCGGATATCTCCTCTTCTATCCTCTTTGAAATTACTTTTATTACTTTCATTTTTTACACCTCATACGGGGGTATAGGTTCCGAGCTGTGACAGTAAATACTGTGACTGAGCGGCTATTGCGTTGTTAGTCTGACTTGTGACTAAAGCGGCTTGAACATCTGCGAGCCTGTTTTCAAGCATCATTGTCTTGATCGAGCAACAACAGCTGTCAAGCTTGTAGCCGAGGTCTGCGATCTGTGAGCTTACGTTAGCAAAGCCGTTTGACATACTGCTACTAATCTGATTAAATCCCTGAATAGCATTCACAAGGTTGCTGTTCTGAGTTGCCATCATAGCCGCTGTCTGATTATTTATCAGCTGCGCAGTCTCGTAATTGTTGTTCTGACTTGACAGAGCTATCTGACCAAGAGCCTGCGTTGTACTCTGATTATTGATCGCCGCGTTCACGTCAGCCATTGTTGCATATCCAGCCATCGTAGCATTGCCACCGCCAAAGCCGAAGTTTCCACCACCAAAGAGAACGGCGATGATTAAAAACGCAAAGATCCAGCCACCACTAAATGTTGAATCACCCATGTTCGTATCTCCTTTCTTGATTATTTTGGTATATTTGAATTTGCAAATCCACGGATTTGATCTGCCAACTCATTCATGTTGACATTGTTCTTCTCACATAAGGCTTTTGCCGTGCCCTCAAGGTTGTCTAAATCAAGGCCCTGTAATTGTGGATTAGTATTTGCAAGGTTCTTAAGGAAATCCTGAGGGTTTTCACCACGCATCATAGCGCCCATTGCTTGCATCATAAGGTTGTTGTTCAGGAAGTTCATTCCGATCTCCTTTCCTCTTCATAAAAGCACTCCCCTGATCCTATGGCTTCGAGAACCGAATATATCACTCTGAATATGTCGATCAGAGGAATGCCCTTAATCCCTTCATCTGATGTTACTTTTTCCAATAATTTATCTATGTCCATATTTACATTTTAGGCAGTAAAAAAGGCACCTACAATGTACTGTAAGTGCCTTAATAGTTCATCAGACGTGTAATTTTGGAATTGACCTTGCAGCTTACCTTTTTTACACCGTCTACTGTAAGGTTGACCTGTTCGGCTATCCTTTCTAATGGAACACCCTTTGAGCGCAGTTCAAAAACCTCTGCTTCTGCTCCGACAAAGTTGCATTGTTCCCGTAAATATTCAAGTTCAGGCTTAATAAAATCTGATATCTTCATACTGATATCATAGTATTATGTAAACCGTTGTGGTAGTTCCACTCATGATACGGGTTTTACAAGTCGAACAGTAAATTTTATCCGTCGAACACTACTTAACTATTGAGTATGATCCGTCCATGTTTCTCACAAGCTGTTTCGGATTTTCGCCTGTACTCTTGAAGTAGATGTCTCTGAGGACTTCCCAATAATCGGGGTCTACAGCGTTGAAGAAGTTCAGGAGATCCTTCTGTCCTACGTTCTTTGTTTCAGGGTCAAAAGAGTTTATCGTATCATACATTCTCTTGTAGTCCTCAGGCGTGGTTACTACTTTAGGAATGGCCTTGTGAAGAGTTGCGTAATCGACATAATCACCCTTTTTTCCATTGCTCAATGTAATTGTGTTAAGCTGTTGCAGTTCTTCACCTGAAACGCCCATTTCGTAGGCTTCCATTGCGTTTTTCCCGCTTACACCGTAGTCATCTTTGAGCTGCTGTTCGGCTGATTTCTGTTCCAAGAAGGCCTGACCCTGTTCCTGATATAATGCTCTGTTCTTCTCATTATTAGTAATTCCGGCGTCATTAAGAACCTTTCCGGCAAGCTTCTTTTCAATTACCGCATCAGCACCCTCTGACTTGTAAAGATCGTAGTCTTTTTGCTTAGAACTGCTTAATGTCTTGCCACCTATGTCGTGATCGGCTACGTCCTTTGCGAGCGTCCTAAGGCTTGTGATAACATCGGCCTTCTGATCGTTGTCAAGACTTGCGTATGAAGGCGATAAAATGGCCTTTTCAAACAGTTCGTTTGTAGTCTGACCGAATAAGGTTTGATACTTAGTATGGTCTGCCTTACTTAATCTTACACCGTCTACTTTTCCTGTGTAAACTTCAGGATATACCTGTTTTCCTGTAGCTTCATACAGTCTGTTAAGCTCGTTATCAAGGTCTGTCAGGTTGCCTTCACGATAATATCCAGGTGACAGCATCTGATCCATTGCTCTTGTGAGGACGTTGTTTCCTACTCCAGGCATCAGCTTGTCAAGATTTGTTGAGATTAAGCCTTGACTCATTTCAGGATTACCCTTGTAGTCTATGTACTTCTCACCGTAGCTGTCGCCCGTGATAGCATTCACAACAGGCTTTAAGAACGGTACTTTGTTGAGCGTCTTTGAAACTGTCTTATCGACCTGACGTGTAAAGGTTCCGTCTTCGTCGCTGTAGGTGCTTCGTCTGTAAGGATCTATTGACCTTGCTATCTGACCTGCAAGTGTCGGTACGCCCTGAGTGAAGTAGCCAAGCGTGGTATTTGCCGCTATTGTAGCAAGCGCATTTTCCTTACTGTATGATACTTCGTTTATAACGTTGTTAAGGCCCTGTAACATAGACATTTCCGTTACAGGCTCTGCTATGGTTGTTAAGGCATTTATTACCTTGTCAACTGCATCGGTCTCATCGTCGCCGTTTTCAACAAAGCTGTTAAACAGTTCAGCACCGACAAATAAAGGAAGTGAGAAAGGTGCAAGCCAATCTAACGTGTATGAAGCATTCTTACCAAGCTTTAATGCGTAATTCTGTACGCCCTGTTCGCTTTCGGCATTGTCTACGTCGTAGTTTTCGTTTGCTCCACCTGTCAGCCATCCCTGACTTGCAAGGAAAGCACCAAGCGCAACTATGCCACTTCCTGTTAATCCTGATGCAAGATCATCAATTACTTCTGAAGCTGTATATTTGCCTGTGCTGACATAACCCATGCCCTTTTTAAGAGCCTTAAACAAGCTTACAGGAGAATACTTTACGCCCTGTTTCAGAATGTTTATAGGGGTCTTCTTAAACGGTAACACGCCCTCTATTACGGTACCTGCTATCTTCTGTCCTGTTGAGCCTTTTCTGAGATCGTTTGAAAATCTTGACAGGCTTTCAGCCATTTTGCTGTATTCATGGAAAGTAGCCTGTTTTGCCTGATCTATAGCGTATGTTCTTGCCTTGTCGAGTAAATCAAGGCTTGCATCATCTGTGGCATTAAAGATCCTTTCGTCTGCACCGTTGGCTTTTAAGTACCTTGCGAGGGATTTTGAATACTTACGCTTTAATGCGCTGTAATCTTCGGCATCCAGCATCTGACTGTTAAAGTCGTTAATGGCATTCATGCCTTTGGTTCCGAATGCGTCTCTTGCCCTGTCGATCTCGGTTTTTACATTATATTTATTACCTGAATCATTCAGCAAGGTATAGACATTATCTGCATCATTAGCCGAAGCATCTACCAATGATCTGTCACCCAAAGACAGGACAGCCTTTGTTCTCTCTTCAGGCTTAACAATGCCTTCCATAGCAGCCGCAAGGTTATCTTTTATCTCAGTAACCATGTAATGAGTGGTGTTACCAAGGATATTTCTGATATGCGTCTTAGGATTTCCAAGCATTGCAAGGTAACGCCAAGCATCCCACTTATCCTTGAATGATCGTGATCCGCCAATGTCCTTAGCCATTACCTTATAAGCCTGAGCTTCTAAATCTGCCCTTGCTTTAGATGTCGGCCCTAAGCCTTCCATCTGATCGTATATGGTTCTAAGTTGCTGATAGGTGTCTTCTGAAATACCCATCTTGCCGACTTTTTCATACATTGCAAGCATACGGGTTATATCTTCTTTGCTTGCGCCTGTTTCCACGGCATCCCACAACATATCTTTAGCGGCATCGTCGATATCCATTCTTTCGATCAGTTCGTTGTCGTTAAGTATGCGCTCTGCCTGGCTTTCGATACGCTCTCTGACCTTGCTCCCTGAATTTAAGACTTCATCTGCCCTATCATCAAGGAACTGCATAGCTTTTGAGTATGTACCTTCCACAGTTCCGGCATAATCACGGTTGGCTCTCAACTCACGACCTGCGCTTTTTAACTGACGTGTCTGCTTAAGAAGTGTCAAGTTAATATTTGCCTGATCTCCTTCTTCTAAGGCATCTTTTAGTATGAGCATGGACATATCGAGGTCTTTACCGCTATTCCAAGCTTTTGTAAAGTTCCTCTTCATAGCACCAGCTTTGTCAGCTAAATACTCATCTAAGGCTTCTTCCTGTGCCTGTAATCTGCCCTCTACGGTCTTGTCAAATACACCAGCTTCAAGGGCTTTGTTAAGGCTCTCTATGTTGGCCTGTGACTTCTGAATGAGGTCGCTATTCAAAAGTGTTTCATAATGCTGGCTTATATCACCACCGCCAAGTTCATCATTGTATGCGACATTATCCTCATAGACAGGTTCGGACATACGTCTTATAGGCTCTTCATCGTAATCTATAGGCTGTGCTTCTCGTGGTGATGTCCGAGGCTGTTCCTGCGCCGTCGGTCTTACCTCATCATAATCAATAGGCTGAGGGTTTCCGCTGGTGTTTTCAGCTATCGGACTATTGTTTTTTTTTAAGTTTGGCACCTCTGACGGTTCTGCTTCCGACAGCATATCGTTAAGATTCTCTGCTCTGTAGCCGTTGCCCTCATCAACAAGACCATACCCAAGCTTTTCTAACTGCCTTCTTATGCTGTTTCGTGTTCTTTCGGATTTGGTTTTGTTAAATCTTTCAACCAAAGCACTAGCCTGATCCCTAACCTCAGCCGCGCGCCTTGCCGACTCAACCTCTTCCATATCCCACAGTCTGCCCTGGTTATCAAAATCATAACCCAACTGATTAAGCTGGTTTACTAAGTCAGTTCTTGTGTCTGCATAGTTCTGTATATCAGATAAATCCGTCATCGTATTAAGAGAATTATCCAAATCCCTTAACTGACGTGCTAATTTTTTGGCA